ATACGCCTTAAGTATAAGATTTTAAATGCTCAATGAAGAAAACTTATATCAAAATTCTTTGAAGAATAATGATTTTAGTCTTTCCTTCGATTGATACATCTAAATACCTTCGTCCATTATTTAAAGTAATATTTAAATTACTTAAAAATAATGGAACTATCTATACAATCAAATATCTAAAAAGAGTAAGATTACATTGTACAAGATACATATGTGGTCATCCTCTTTTTACTAATGATATGATGATTGGTATAGATAAAGAAGGTTGACCAAAAGTTTTCTCCTTCCTGAAACCATTAGTAGATGGCAATCTAGAATCCCTCAAGTATTTGTTTACAATTCTTAACTTCACAAGAAGTTGAGATTTAACAAATAAAGAGTGATCTAGAATCAAACCTGATTACGATAGTATAACAAATGGACCAAAAATGACCCATATTATACCATCAGGTGTAATCAATAAGTTTGTTCAAGAATATAGATTAAAATCTACACATCCTGAGTTTGACAAGTTAAAAGATGTTTATCTTTCAACAAAAGCAGGACCTAATGGTCCTGCTACTTTGTCAGCTCAGCAAGATTTGTTGAATTTTGACTATCCAATGATGGATAGATTATTCAAGATTACAACAAATGATGGGATAGATTTCTTTTCTAAAAATTATTCGGAAGCCTTTAATAAAATGATCAAACCTTCAAAGTTAAGAACTTTGGGTAAGATTTCATTTGTTAAAGACCCGGAGTGTAAGTTAAGAATAATTGCGATTAGTGATTACTTTTCACAACTATATCTTAAACCTATACACAATAAGATTATGAATAAACTTCAAAATCTTCCTTGTGATAGGACTTATACTCAATCCCCATTTCATCAATGGGAGATTAATAATGAGAGCTTCTGATCCTTGGACTTAAGTTCAGCGACTGATAGATTTCCTGTAGAATTACAGAAAAGACTTATGGCTAGAATCTTTGATATGAAACTAGCCCAAGCCTGACAATCTATCCTTCAAGAAAGAACTTTTAGTACACCAGAAGGTTATCAGTTACGTTATGCAACTGGTCAACCAATGGGTACTTATTCTTCTTGAAGTGTCTTCACCTTGACTCACCACCTAGTTGTGTACTATTGTGCACAACTATGTGGATACAAGAACTTTGATCAATATATAATTCTTGGAGATGACATTGTCATTAAAAATGATAAAGTCGCCAAGAAGTATATAGATATAATCAAAGCTCTTGGAGTTGAATTATCTCTGCAAAAAACACATGTATCTACAAATACATATGAATTTGCTAAAAGATGAATTCAAGAGAGTCATAACCGTGAGATAACTGGACTACCACTTGGAGGTATCCTAAGAAATATAAATAATCCTAATATTGTTTTTACAGTATTATACGATTATTTTAAAATCAAAGGAAACTACCTTCCAAGTAGTACCAACTCTTTAGTAGATTTGGTTAATTCCTTTTATCATAAATTGATACTAAGAAATAAAAAATATTTCAAGTTATCAAATTCTATGATTACATCCCTTCAGAACTTCTCCTTGATGTTAGATGTAATATTTGGA